AGGCGGATGACGTGGATGGCTTCATGCCAAGAACTCTGGAACGAATTTCCGATGGGGTTAATGGTGCATCTCTCATAATTAGCGATTGGTCTGGTTGGAGTTTCGGAACAAGTTCATAACACCAAGCCCGCGTCCGAACATTGGATTACGAGGCTTTTGGAAGCTGGAAACAGCCGGGTTTCGAGCGCCCATGAACGAGTTATTCACAATATTCGTTCCCGCACTTGAGGTATTACCGAGGTATCCACCCTGCGGAGGAGCGCCGGTCGTAGGAGGCGGAGGCGTTCCTGCCTCTTTGGACTGAGCGGCGAGAGTGTCTAGCTCATCCTCCTGCGGACCCATGAGATTACTGCGAATCATCCCAAGTTGGAGGCGCTGCATCGGGTCGCGAGTGCGGCGGAAAGCCTGTTCTGCAAGGCGAGTCGGGTCCATTGAGGAGCGCCCCACCTTTGTTGCCGGACGCTGGGAAATAGCCAAAGAACCGGGGTCTGCGATTTGACGGTCTTTGAAGGCTGCGCTGCCCGGACCTTCAATCGAGTTCTTTTGCAGCATGTCCACCTGCGATGGTCGAGATGCACCAGCCTGCGCCCTTTGGAGGCTGCTGCCGCTAAAACTGTTCATGGGTGACGGTGTAGCCATAGATCAATGAGTCTGGAGAGTTGAGCCTGCGGATTGAGGGAAATGAAAGGGCATCGTCGGGCGAATTGCGCCTCGATTTTGTTTTAGCCCTTGGTTGAGGATTTCGTAGCACTTGGTCCAGCGTTGGTCGGCCTGAGCCTCCTCGTAAGCGCCTTGGTCCTCTAGGCGAACGGCAATCAGGGCGTGCTTTAGAGCGCCGATGTTGTCAGGCCAGATGAGGTCAGTTTCAGCCACAGCGGGCACAAAACGACGCTTGCAGATGCAGCGCAGCCACGGCTTGCCGTCCTCGCGGGCAACCATCGTGCCGGTCTTGTAGCGGCGGTAAATCGGGTTCGTCTCGCTAGGTTCGTAAACCGAAAGGACAGTCGGAGTGCCACTTGTCACCGAGGAAATGGTTACGGTGCCCTTGGTGCGAGGCTTGACGATCTGTGTGATGAAGATGTCGTCCGTTCCGGTGACGGTCGGATTAGCTAAAGTCAGGTTCTTTCCAGCCAGTCCATCGCTGTCGAAAAGTTCGTCTCCGCCTGCGTCATAGCCGTAAATGCGGCAAATCAGGCCAGCATCGTCTGGATTCGAGATGGTCAGACGGATAAGTCCAGCTTCCTCTTGGACCTCTTGGGTGCATACGTCCGATTGGTCGATGATGGTCTTGAGGTCGATGTCGGTGTCATCAAAATACCCCGGCCCCGAGGTCATGAACTCGATCATCCGGGGATAAACGCCAGTAGGGTAGTTGACTCGGGTGACGCCGATAATGGACTCCCAACGGCGAGGAAGGGTAATGTAGCCGGTAGGAGCTTGAAAATCGACTCTTCCGTAAGAGTTCTTCCAATTCCCCGAGTTGATAATGCGCTCACACGCTTGGTTCAAATACGGCAAAAACTGCCCCGTCGTAGGGTCGGACGGGTCAACTTGCGCATAAAGTGCGGCTCTCGCGTCCGCTACGGTGAGTCCAGTGCTCATTTGGACTCGATTCTAATGCTTAGAATCAGGCTGGCAAGAACGATTTAAACCGAATAGAACAGGCAAATGGAACCATTTCCATGCAGCAGAACACGTCTTCGTATTCGCCATCCTCTGCCGGATGCCAAAGGCCATCAATCAGGTTGAATTTGGGCGTCTGGAGGAACTTCGTTAAGTATGGGAAATGAACTTCTTCTGGAAGCACTTCTTTTTGTATTGTTCCGATCTGCGCCCCCTCTTTACGCCTCCAAAACCCACGAAAATCCCCTCGTTTTCTATCTTCAATATAATCAGATATTGCACTGTTCGTGTCTTTTAGGCTCGAAAAGATTGTCATCTGAAAAAACTTTTCGTTCAGCCCACGTCCCGCCAAGCTCATTGATTGAAAGATGAAATCTAATATCTCTGGATTTAGAACGCGTCCCATATCCATAACTGGAGTGAGCGTTTTTGAGCCTTCTTGTATAATCTGAAGCGATGGGTTGGCCACATACTGTCTCAACAAATAATACTCAAGGCCATTGATGGTGACTAGCGGCGGCCTAACATCCCAATTCAAGCGTGGATCATTAATACTGATTCGTCTAACCCAGTTTGGCCCCATGCTGACGCCTTCAGGGTTTGGTCTAGTTCGACGAATCTTTTGGAGAGCCTTATCTAAAGAGCAGATAGCGTCTGCCATACTGTCCCTAAGCTCTGGAAAGTAGGGCCACGGATTCCATGTATGCTCACCATCCGTTAGGGAGTGATACTTGTCCAAGTCGTCGGAGGCGCTTTGAATTACCTCCATGAGTTTTATGGCCTGCTTTTCTTGTTCAGTCATAGAGATGAGAGGGCAATCGGGAATTTTAGGGTTTGCGAACGTGGCGCAGCGCCGAACAGACTCGCCAAGGCTCGCTAGTCGGCGAGCTGGGTGTTCGGCAGAATCATATCTCAACCTTACGCCAATCCCACCTCAAGATCAAGTCTTGCCTTACGTTAATTCGCACATACGATGCGTGAATGACCAAATCGCCTCCAAAATCCAACGTTGTCCAGTTCTCCAAAGGGCCGCTAAACGTATGGGGCTTTCGAGAAAATCTAGGGGCTAAGAACCAGCTTCAGGTCGAGCTTTTGTTGATGCAGCTTCGATTCGGCTCGCAGCGCCACCGAGACGGCTCAAAGAACGAGAAAGGCTTGCCTGCATGGCGGCACTTCATGAACGCGGTGGAGTTGATCTGGAACTACAAGGATTCGCCTACGCCTTTCATCTGGCATCCGTGGGCCATTCAATACGCCAAGGACGCTTTCAAGCACAAGCGATACGCCGTAACGTCTGGTGGCTCTGGTGGTAAAACCGAGTTCTTCGCGGTCTATGCCCTCGTTTGGTGGCTGGCTAATCCGTTTGCCAACGTGGTTCTGGTCAATACAACGACCATCAAGGACGCGGACGGGCGCATTTGGGGGAGTATCACGAAATTTTTCTCAGGGATGATAGCGCCTCCTCCCGGCAAGCTGATTTCGTCCGGCCACTGCATCAAGTCGGTGGATACGAAAACGGGCCAGACTCTCGACAAGTTCGGGATTCGTCTGTTCGCCTGCGAGAAGTCCAAGGAGGCAGAGTCTAGCCGCGCTATTCGAGGTCAAAAGCACGGCCCCGGTGGTAAGATCATCGTCATCATGGATGAAGCTGCGGAGCTTGGGGTTGCCATTCGTAGCGCATTTGAAGAAAACCTTACGCAGAACCCAAACTGCCAGCTCATCGCCTTGGCGAACGCCAATACGCCGTTCGATAACTTCGGGGAAATCTGTAAGCCTAGAGATGGCGGATGGGAAAAATACGACCCTGAGTGGGACTCATGGGAAGGTGAAGGAGCATTCGTTCGCCGGGTAAACGTAGAAACATCGCCGAACATTGTCTATGGGCGAACCATCTACCCATTCTTAATGACTCGGGAGATGCTAAAGGAGAAGCGGGAACAACTGAGTAGGAACGGAGAGGACTTCCGCAAAAAGAAAGCATACTGGCGAGGCGTGCTAGGAGCCTTCCTTCTGGATGGCGATGACGAGACGATTTACTCGCCCGGAGAACTCCTCCGCGTGCCTGCCGATTGCGTCTGGCAAGGCGTGCCAACAAAGGTGGCTGGCTTTGACATCTCGCATACGACGGGCGGGGATAAGTCTGTGCTCACCATCGGGTCTATTGGCCTGTGTGTTGACGGCAAGAAACGCCTGCGTTTTGAGAAGCACATCGAGCTTGATGAGGACGTGACGCGCAAGGATGTGGACCGCACGACGCAGATGGTCGAGAAGCTGAAGGAGATTTGTCAGCGGGAGGGAATTACTATAAGCAATCTTGCCGTTGATAGCAGTGCGGGTGGTGGCAAGACCTTCTCTGATGCCATTTGGTCGAAGTGGTCGAATGGGTTCCTTCGAGTGGACTTTGGCGGCAAGGCTTCTGATAGGCCAGTGTCCGCTGCTGACCGCGAGAAATCCAGCGTTCGATTCGCGTCCAAGGTTAGCGAAATTTGGAGTGTGGGCAAAGAACTCATTCGCTGCGATCAACTGCGCAACATCACGAAGGAAATGGCAGAGGATTTAGTCTCCCGCAAATACAAGGACACCAAGGCACAGGATGGCGGATCACGCATCAAGGTGGAGTCCAAGGTGGATATGAAGAAGCGCATTGGACGCTCGCCTGACGTTGGAGACTCGGCATTTATCCTCGTTGACCTTTGCCGCGAACGCCACGGCCTAAGCAGCATCGACAAGCCGGGGAACTACGGCAGCAAGCAGACGAATCCGTTGAAGAAACGGTTCATGGGGCTGGCGGAGTTGTTTGCGGCGTAATTCAAGGAACGAAAGGAATCCCCATGCGGCGGAGGGCTTCTTCGAGGCTGGCTTGAAGGTCTTCAATCGCCACGTTCTCTTTCCAATACTTCGTCATCTCCACGCATTTAGGGTGCATCAGGTCGCCGTAAAGCTCCAGAAACGCCACGTAGTAGTTAGCGATCTTGTCTCGCAGATTAACCGGGAACGTGCGCTTAGGCCAATCGAAGCGATGATTCCACTTCATGTCGGGGTGGCAAATCACTTTGCCCCCTTGCTGGCGGGTTTTCTCTGCCATATACCACTCCTCTCCGCCGAAACCTGAGAAGTGCTGGCTGACTTTGGGCGCATACTTTTTCAGGAACGAGAAGCACCCCATGCCTTGCGCTGGAATCTCAAATGGCTCCGATGGCATTTTGCCATGCTCATCCTTGCGATTACCCCAAATGCCGTAGTCGTGGCCTCGCCATACCGGCTCAATAAGTTCGCTGGTATGCTTGAGGTCGTCATACCACAGTGGCCCGGTGAGCATGTTTGGAGCGTCGTTGTCCCGCCAGTAATCCATCATGGCCTTGATGAAGCCGGGTTGGAGCAAAACGTGGCAATCAAGTCCAAGGATCACGTCTCCTTTAGCCTCATCGAAGGCTCGATATTTGACGAAACTGCTCGTCTTATCCGTCACGTCGATGATTCGCATGTTCGGCACCGACTTGGCGAAGTGCTTGGCCTGCCTGCCGTGGTCGGAGTCTGGATTGTTATCGAGAATCAGGAACTCGGTGTCAGGCGGTAGGTCTTGATAGATGCGAAGAGACTGAACCGAAAAGAAAACCCCATCGTAATCTGAGTGGGTCGCCATCGAAATTGTGAGTTTCATATTATCTTCTTTTTAGAACCACTGTGTCGCCGTCGTCATCTACTTTGTCGAATAGTTTAATTCCGTGTTGGTAATGAATCCTTTTTGCATCATGCAAAACAACAACGCCATCCTGACTCAATATTTGGAGGCTTGTTAGAAGGCAGGAAACTCTTTGCCTCCCATCCACAAAAATGAAGTCATAGAATTTTCCCTTGGCGTGAATCAAGGGCCAACATGGATACTCAGATGGACCATACTCAGGTATTGGGCAGAATACCACCTTAGTTGTCGGATGGTCAAGTGCGGCCTTGTTAGCAAATCGTCTTTGGCTCTCGATGCTTACAATCTCTGCGTTCGGACACTCCTCATAAATAATTGAGGTAGATTTGCCCGGACCCCATTCCAAAACTGATTGTGGCTTAACTGCTCGAAGCCACTTTCTCAAGATACTCTCAAATGAGTGGCAACTAAGGCTCATTTTGGAAGAATGGATGGGTAGTCTTGTTTCCAATGCGGCTTTAGCTCAATTCTACCACTTAGGGTTTCTTTGGATGACAAGAATCTATCGCACGAATCCATGCCGTTTTTGCCGGTCTTGGAGTCTTGGCCGTAAGCTGATAGATGGTATGATCCAGTATGCGACCAGCGATACAGGTAATAAGCCTCATCGTCTGTAATCTCACTAGTTGAGATATTTGTCTTTTCCTTGAACCTAGCCTCAAGTTCTGAGTCTTGACCTGAATTTATGTGAGCATAGCCGCGAACAGAATCAAACAGTGAGCGAGTGTAGCAGGCGATGGATGGGAATGCGTTTTTCTCAGGCTTTTTGATTCCATTCGTCATCCATACGAATGCCTTCCTTGGATTGAAAAACTCTTTTTTGTCCAATTTTTGCAATGAAAGCTCGATGCGATTTGGTAGATGTATATCATCGTCATCCCAAGGGAAAAGAATATCTCCGCGAGCCAAAGCTGCACACGCATTCCTCTTTTCCCCAATGGTTCTAAATCTGATTGGAGAATTAACCACACGAACATTTGGATGATCGAAGACAAGCTCCTGTGAGGCCATATCATTCAAGATAATCAATTCACTTTGACCTTGATACGTCTGCCTTAAAAAAGACTCAACCGCCTCCTCAAGCAGAGATGGCCTACCGTAAGTGATACAAACTGCTGAAACTATCATGGCGGAGGCGTCGTCGTGGTTGGCGGTTGCGTCGTTGAAGTTGTGCTGCTGCTGGTCGTCGAGCTTGAAGTCGTGCTCGAAGTCGTCGAAGTCGAAGTCGTGCTGCTCGATGTCGTAGAGCTGGTCGTCGAACTAGTGGTGGACGAACTGGTCGTTGAACTCGTCGTCGAAGAACTGGTCGTAGAACTGCTGGTCGTCGAACTGGTGCTCGATGTCGTCGTGCTTGGCGCAACGGTCGTAGTCGTCGTCGATGGACTGTTGCCCACATACGTCACCACCCCGCCAACAATGGACAGATACGTCCCAACTCGAATCGGCACCACCTGCAACGAAGGCGTTGCGTCAAACGAGTTATCAATCCTCACCACCGGCCTAGCCTGCTGCCGGATGGTAACTTGGTCAGACCCACGCTGGCGGTTCGCAATCAAACCTCCGACTCCGTATTCCTTGGGAGCGGACTGATACGGGCTGGCATCAGGGCCATACGTGCCGTTTGCGGTCGTAATCATTGGATCGTCTCTTCAGGCTGCGGAGGCGGGAAGATTTCCACCTGCTCACGTAGCCACATGCCGTTCACATACTGCTGCGTGTCGCGGAGGATGAAGCTCTCCCAGTCGATGAAATTGGTCGCCGGAATGATCGTCTTGTTCGGATTGCGCCCCGGAGGAGGGTTTTGAACGCCCACTCCAACGATGATTTCCGCTGTGTATTGCTGCTCTGGAAAAACGACCGTGGGATGCAGGCAGCGAACAAAGTCCATAGAAACGCCGATGTAGGAGCCATTCACATCCGTAGGCACCGGCTGCTCATGCGTCAAATCAGCCTCGCTCCACGGCGTCGGGGAAAGGAACTGTCGGACGATGATGGTCGAGTTGTAGTTGACCTCTGGAATGAACTTGTAGCGCGGCAGAATGCGCGGCGTAGTGACGATGGATGCGCCGTTATTGATCGCCAGCGGGAAGGCATTCGTCTCGATGGCGTAGAGGTCGAGGAGGACCGCAGGCCAAGTGTAGTTCTGCGTGTCAGGGAAGACCTTGAAGGGCTTGTTCTTGGTGCCTAGACCATCCTTGGAGTTCTCGGTCTTTGATTTGCCGAACAGGAAGGAGATGGAGCCAGCGCCACCTTTGGAGCAGGAGACATAGATGTAGTCGCCCCATTTCTCATTGGCGCGCTCACCGTTGACAGCCCAAAGGAACTCCTTGTAGCGTGTCACGCCTGCCTGCAAAACGGGCTTCTCGGGCGACAGGAATAGCTCCGGGTTGATCTTTTGGTCAGGCACCGACACCGAGAACATGAACTCGTTCGGGTCTGGCGTCGGGAGTAGCTGGAAATTCGAGGCCATTAGACGGTGTTCGGGGGATACGGAGCAATCACATCGCCGGTCTGCCATTCAGCGGCCAGAGAGGCGGGGGTGCCATTCTCAATAGTGAAAATCCAGTGCGTGCGGGCGAGGAAGGTCTGCCGGAGGGGCTGATGATTGATTTCGTCGGAGATTGAGGCTCGCAGGTCGGTTGTCCCATCCACCGCAAGGCCTCCAGCTCCCGTGACAGCGTTTGCGCCGCCCCCTGCGAAAACACTCGGGATGACTGCGGCGGCTCCCACAAAAGAGCCGGGAGCCGTTGCGGAGGGTGCCGTAGTTATGGGCCAGAGAGTCGTCGTATTCGTGAAAATATCCCGAAACTCGCTCGACCAGACCCGGATTTCATCCCGTTGGATGATCGCGTAGCCAGAGGTGATGTTTGAGCCGAGGTTGACCGCAGTGCCGCCGAGGGTTTCGGCCAGCTTGCAGGTAGCGCCGGAGCTGTCTCGGGCGAAATAGACCCGGTTCGTGGTGACGTTGGAGCCTCCTGTGAGCTGCGTGAAGGTGATTTGCAGGCCGTCTGACAGCGTTGCACCGGCAAAGGTGACTACATCCGTGGAATCGACCCCCGTGACGCCTGCGTAGGCCGTGGTTGATCCGGTAAGGGACACCGCCGAAACGTCGTCGTAGCGGAAGAATCTGCCGTTCTTTCGCGAAAGGAAAAGTGTGCTACTTGCCATAATTTCGGAGAATATCACTTGCGCGGGTGAGGGCAAGTTGTTAATGTGACGCCAGCTTGAAAGAGCGTGGCTTCGGGTGAGACTGGAGCAATCCAAGAAATCCGAAGCAAAAGCCCGAATTTCCGTTTCTCACCCCGGAGTTCGGGCTTTTTCATGTCCTGATTCTTAGCCTACTCAGTCAAAGAGGCTACCCGCAAAGGTTGCTCCCGTTGTGAAACGGCAAGTGGCCCCGCCGTAAGGCAGGAATGCTCGACATGCAGACAGTGAGATTTCAGTGCTTCCCGTAGCAGCCTAACACGGGAGACTCGTTGGGGGCGCAAGTCCGTTTGCGAGGATAAACAAGTTACGGAGGTCGCCTCTCTTGCTCGCCGTATTTGGTTACGGGGAGAGGAGGGGTCTTGCAGAGAGGAGAGGGTGGGGATTTTACATGCACATGGACACGACAAATTCATTCATTGTTGGCGACAACGTTCTGTTCAGAACTCTTGGCGGAAAGACTAGGCCGTTTTTGAATGGCTTTTTACCCTCTCTTGAAGAGGCCCTTTCTTTGAAGGACTTACTTGATGAGTATTTGTCCGACTTCAGCTCAGATGAAAAGATCGACAGAATCAATGAAAAACTATTAATTCGCAAGAGAACCAAACGTTCATCAATTAAGTCGGGAGTAAGGCCCTCCGTCACCAACATTTATGTGATGAGAAATGGCTCTGGCCACTACAAAATAGGACACACTAGAGGAAATCCAAAATTCAGGGAAAATACACTTCAATCACAAGAGCCGGAAGTCGAGTTGATGTTTTATTTCGAGGGAACCACCGAAGATGAAAAATCCCTCCATACAATGTTCTCGGAACAAAGAAAAAGGGGAGAGTGGTTTTTGCTTTCAGGCGAAGATTTGGAAAAAATTCGAGATTACTTTAAGAACAAGAAGACCCCATGATCCTAACCCGAGAAAACCTCGAAGCCCTCTTCAACTGCAATGCACCCAACGCGAGGCAGATAGCCACCCTTGGACTTCGCTATCCTTTGCGTAAAGGCTGGATGGAAACGCTTATCGGAAAGGAAATCAGCGACGCGCTTTATGCTGAATTGATGGACTGCAAGGGCAGAAGGCCGCGAGGAATCCCCAAGAAACAATGGCGCAAACCCTGCATCCCGTGTGACACACCTTGACTCGCCCTCCGAATAAGCGTAAGGTTGGAGATATGAAACCCGAACCCCAATGGCACGACTTCCCGCTTGAGAGCGGCCTGTATGCGCTCCGTTGCGGAGAATATGTGGCTATTGCCCACATTTACAGCGATGGGTCGGCTTGGTATTACCGAAATGAAGGATATAGTTACGCATACCCATTTGCTCCAGAGCTATTCAACGGCGAGTGCTACGGGCCTATCGAGCTTCCAAAACTGTAAGTATGACAAACAAACAATTCGCCGTCCTCGTTGACGACATCCGCTCCCAAGTTCGAGCGCAGGCAAATTCAATCGACTCCATCGCCGCGTTCGTATCAGCAGTTGCCTTTGAGGTAATCGAAAACAAGGCTCCAGACGTTTCTTGGGATGAGCTTTTCGACAAGACCATCATCGTTCTTCGTAGCACCCTTGAAGGGGTTAAGAATCACTATGAAAAGCATACGCCAAACGGATAAAGCCATGACCCCGGAACAAACCCTCACAAAACTCCTCGACCTCTGCGCCCAACATGGCTACGACGCCGTGGCGATTGGGATGAGACATGAGGTTGTTCCTCACTCAATGGGATACACTTTTCCAGAAAGCGGAATCTTTGCCAAACCCCAAGGTCGAAGAAAGTGTGAAATTGATGGATGGCCTGCGATCTGGACGCTAACTGAAGCGGTTGGCTTGGAGTCTAGTTGTGGCAACACGCACCAACGTTTCGTCAAAGACATCCCCTTCCACCCTCAAGTCTGGCAACTTAAAAAGGGCAAGTGGGCGAAGATTGCGGAGGAGGCCTAATGCCTCACCTCTGCCCTGCCTGCCACGCTTTCGGACGTTCCTTGTGGAACAATTCATGCCTATGCACAGGTGACGCCATGCAGCCAACAGCGTTCCATAAGTGGTCGGTAAAGAACCGCATCCCCTACAACATCCCACAGCCTGAAATCGAACTGCCGAAAGTGGTTGTCAAAAAGCCGAAGCTGGTGTTTGGTCAGGCTATAACGAAAATATGACCTACGAAGAAGAAACCATTGAGGACGCCCTTGTTACCCTCTGCGAAACCGTGTTCGACCCGGATCGCGCAGCGCCGTTAATCCGCAAGAACATCGCCAATCGCATTGCCTGCGAATACACCGTGAAGTTCTACGGCACGGAGGCTGGAATCATCATGGAAACGAATCTAGTAACCAAGGCAGAGCCTAAGAGGCTTGGAAAGAAGGTGGTGGTGTGAGTGAAACGCAAGTTTTATCGAATGTCCTTGGTGGCGCTCAGGCGGCTGATTTAACCGCAATGAAGACCGCATCTATTATGAGCCGTCAAGGATATAAAATCACGGGCTTTGTGGTGTGTCACCCTGAAACGCATGAGCGGTGTATCGTGGAAATGTCCGCGTGCCGTTGGCTGACGAATGAGGAAATGTGGTGGCTCATGCACGTCAGCAAGTCACCTCTTAACCCTACCTCATCTCCTCCACCCACCGAACCATAATCGGCGTGATCGTGGAATTATCGCCATCGTGCATGGAGCAGCCTTTTGGGCATTCGATGAACCAAGTGCCGTCGTAGCCAATCTTGGGCCGCTCCTTGTGCTGTCGGCAGGCTGGAGCGGTCTGGTCGAAGTCCCGCATTAGGCGCTCGATTTGGGTCATGCTTTGATTTCGGCTGGAAATCCGCACGCCACACGAAGCTGTCCCATTGGAAATAAGGGGCCGGGGTCCACCTTGCGTAGGGGTGCGATGTCATCATGACCAATCACATCGTCAAGATTGTAGCGTTCAACGAGCGCCTCAGCCAGTTCCGTGCAAGCCTTCACCTGCGCCTCGGGATACGCCTCCCATTCCGTAATAGGACCGCCGTTCTTGTGGCGAGCTTTCACCAGTGGCAGTTTAGTCCACCTAGAGGCCAGTTTGGCGTCGTCACCAGCGTTGGCTAGTTCAATGCCAATCGAACAGGAATTGAGGCCGTCAAAACCCTTCCATTTCGATTTACCAGCATGTCCGCAGACTACGTTGAACGGGCGGCACTGGATAATGGAGCCATCACGGTCGATAACGATGTGGGCAGAAGCCCCTTTGGCCGCTGGCGTCTTCCAGAAATTGACGGAGGATTGAGCAGAGGCACCGTTTGTAAAATGGATCACAAGAAAGCGCCGAACAGGCATCGGTGATCCTCCCGCGATTCGGTCACGTTTCACGCCTTCAAGCCAGTGGTCTTTGGTGATGTTCATTTTGGTTCGGGTAAAAATGTGGGCCTGTCTGGAGATACAAGCCAATCGTGCGCCTGTTTCCAAGCATCCATCGGAGTCTCGTCATGGAAGACATGTCCTCCATGGTTCTTCAAAACAATGCTGAACATGCACTGAGGATACTCCAAATTGCCATGCTGGAGTTCTCCGCCAACTTGGATTACATCCCACCAAACTTTGGCTAGTTGAAGGGCTAAGTCCCTCCAGATGATTTTACCTCCAAGTGCATATTCTGTGTCGTTCTGGTTCATAAATTCGGATTCTTGATAACAATCAGCCCCCAAACGACTAACGCGACCGCCGTAAACAGTAGGCCAGCAATGACGGATGGTGTAAATTCGACGATCATTACGGCTCAACGTCCTCCTCAATCATTCGAGTGTTGTGCTTGTAAAGAAATGCGGCCATGTCGGTGCTGAGTTTGTCCACTACTTCCTCGGGCAACGCCCATTCCCATTCGTGGAGAAATTCATGAATTAAAATGCGGAGATGAGGCTTGCCGCGAAGCCGGTCGTCTATTTCAATCCTTCCATTACCGTGCGCAAGCCCGAGAGCGCGATGTCTCCCGAGCTTGCGACGTAGAACGGTTATGGAGCTTGATTTCACTTTTTGCGTAGCTGGGCAACCATTGAGGCGCTCGCCCCGTTGATGCGATGAGCGATGTAGCTGTTGCTTTTGCCCTTGTGGCGTTCAATAGCCGCCAAGATGCGTTCTTCTAGGGACTTGGGCTGACTTTTTGTGGCGACGCCTTCCTTGGCAGGAGAAATGCCATCGTCTGTCTTTTGTCGATAGCATCGAACGCGAATGGTCATGCGGCGTTTCATGTCCCAAACTGGGAACTCCTGAGTCTCGAAAGCTCCTGATGCCAGACCGCCTTTGAGCAGGTCGTGAACCCGCTCTGGAGAGCATTGAAGCTCGGCTGCGATCTTGTCTTTGGTGTCCCAACCTGCCGGGATGCTGAACTTCTGGACGTTGATTTTATCGACTGCTTTTTGCCAATTCATAGTGTGTTTTGCGTGGTTTATTGTCTGTTTTTGCGTGGTTTATCCAACAAAGATCGGGAAGGTGACGGTCCTTCCGTAGCGTTTGTCGAAAATGAATCCCGTTTGGGAAGGTGGTTCGTATGGGGCCTTAATGACAACGGAGTAAGCGTTGTATCCAATCAAACTCCCGTTGCAAATCCACTTCGGGTTCTGCTGACTCTGGTGCCAGTGACCAAAGATGTCGAGGTCTGCCGGGACACCCTTGTTCCAAGACGCAATAGCTTTCTCAACTGGGATGGTCAAACCACCAATGCCGCCTTGATACTGCAATCCGTCGCCGTGATGAATGCGCAGGGTCTTGCCATAGAGGTCGAGAAGCAGGTGGTAGCCATCGGAAACGTGCCATTCAGCCTTGCTGCCCATGTGCTTCGCCATCGTCTTATAGAGCATCCATTCGTAGGAGTTGGCGGCACCTGTGGCATGTCGTGGTTTGCGACATGTTCGACCATGATTTCCATAGACGCAAGGAATTACTATTTCCCCAAAGTGCTTCGACAAAAGCTCAACACCGCTGGCAATTTGATCTTGAAGCCACAGAACCGTTTGCGTAGGCGATAGAGCATTGTTCTCCATCAGTTCCTCATGAATGTAGCCCGTCATCAAATCGCCCCCTAAAACAAGCACAAGGCGGTCAATTTTGGCTCCGTGACGCTGAATCTGAGCCATGCGAACAATGGACTGCCAGAAACGGTTGATGCGCTGTTCAGCAATGTCCAGATTGAACTCGTTCAGGTTGTTGATGGTCTTGCCCTCAACGGTTTCCTCAACGTGCCAGTCAGAAGCAACGGCTACAAAGGTGGCCTCTGCGTCCGCATCTGGAGAAACCTTAATCTTGGATGGCTTAGGCTTTTCTGAGCAGATGCCCAGCGCCGTATTGAGCTGCTGGTCTTTTTCCGAGATGATGTCGAGGAGGTTTTTACGCTCGGATTCAAAGTCGGCCACGGTCTTTTTGTGGCGAATTTCCTGTGTTTCGTGAACGGCTGCGGACCAATTTTTCATATTTACTTTGGGTTAAGTGCTTCTTGAACGCGCTTCATGTAAATATCCGCCGAATACCACCTCTCGTCAACCTGAGAGGTATAAATACCATCCTTGGTCTGGATGGTCGTCCCAGCCTTAAGCTCCAGTGTGTCTGGAGAGTAAACTTGCATTGAGCTGGCGACGGTAGGCGAGGTTTGAGCGCAGCCTGTCAGCAATAGTGCGATCAGCAGGAGTGCCTTTGTTTTCATGGTCGATGATCTTTTCGGTTAGGGACTCACACTCTTTCGTCACCTGCCATTGGAGCCACAAAGGAAAAGCCTTCGCGAGTGACGCAAAGGCTTCGAGAGCGGCGGTGATGGCGGCTAGAATGGTCATTTCACGCTTTAGGCTCGGGCCAGATTGGTCCTGCGTCAGCAGCCCTGAGAACCATTAGAGCTTGACGGATTTGGGAGGCGTCTGTGGCATTTGAGTCAGCCTGTTCAATGCTTCCCTCCGAGCGATAAATTGGCTCGTTGTTTTCCAGAACTTCGAGACTGACTTCCAGTTGTGCGATTGCGGCTTTCATTGTGTTTTTGAGGGGTGGCGAATTACTTCACAGCATACTTGCGGGCTACGAACGACAGGCCGGTTTCAAGGAGCCAGCTTGCTCCAGAGATGAGGCCAGCAGCGATAGTGGACGTGAGTTCCGCATCCACGCCTTTAGCGGCGAGGTAAGCGGACAAAGCGCCAGCCGCATAGGTGACGCCCTTCAAGGCCTGACGAATGATCCAGCCGGAGTTGGTAGTGGCGAGTTTGATGGCAAGTTCTTTCATGGGTTAATGCTTACGTTTATTGTTGGGTTCTGTCAAATCCTCGTTTTTGGACGACTTAGCCTTCAGGGCGTCCAGACTGAGGTTTTGATAGTCTCGCAGGGACTTATTTTGATCCTCTTGAAGCTGCTCAATCTTGGTCCCTACGTCGTCAATCATCTTAGTAAGTTTGTCCAAACAATCAGCAAACCTGTTCATTGTCGAGAGTCCCTTGCCCCACACCGCCCGCAGAATCAGGGCGATGAAAGCAGCTAGAGCGACGATGAAGAGGATTAACACGACATGGAGTGGCTGAAGGGCAAGCTCCTCGGGGGAGATTACAGCCATTCTAGTGTAACACCCATACGCTGTCGTAGCAACTATTCCTAACCCAGAAATAGCAGCTCCGGCGATGTGATACGCCAAGGCAACCGGGAGGTCCAAGCTGGAGTCGAAAAAGGTCTTCACTGGGTCTGAGAAGTGTTAGTTTCTGTTTTGGAAGCTATGAACTCCGCGAGCTTCTGGAAGTGGTTTTGAAGCGCCCATGCGTCTCGAACAGTCATTTCAGCTTTGAGGTTGGCGACGAAACCAACGACGGCATCGAGGGTTTGCTGGGCTTCAGGTTGGGTGATCGGTGTCATGGAGTTTGGATGGCCTGTTCGACCTGCGCGATGATTGCCATGCGCTGCTCAAATGGCAAGTCCTTGGCTGCGCTTACGAGGCGTAAAGCTGCGGCGTTGAAGTCGGCATCGGTGTAGGAGGCGATTTCGGCATTCAGTGAGCGCAGGAGATAGGCTTCGACGGTCAAGGGGTCAGGTTGCACCTCGTCTGCCCGCTTTTGAAGCGAGGCGGCCTGCTCCGCGTTGAGTTCAAGGGTTAGGGTGATGGTCATGGCTTATGCTGCTCCAAGGGTTGTGACTGTGCCGGACGAGCCTCGATACTTCAAAGCTCCTGCCTCGACGTAAAGGATGCCTCCGCCAGTTGGATTCGTTGTCGGAACGGTCGTGGCGTTTCCGAGGAAAAGGACACCGCTACCACTGCCGTAGCTGCCAGCATTGGCAAGGAGGGTGGTATTGTAGGTCGTGGCCTCAAAGACAGCCCTTGCGGTTCCGTCCGTGACGAGTTGCATGACGCGAGCCGTGCCACCGCCGCTGCCCTTCTCTGTGCCTATTTGCAACGTGTTTGCCGTGGTGCGCCAGTCAAAGATGCCTCGTTCAAAGTTTGTTGCAGAGGTGTAGGTGTTATAAACACGAACAGTTTGCGCAGAGGTTCCGTTGCGGCTTGCGAGAATACCGGACGCATCACGGAGCAAAATAACATCCGATGATGCTGCTGGGGTGTCATTGGTCCATCGAACCGAGCTTAACGATCCCATTGCAACCCCCGGCAGAAACCCGCTGCTTCCAATAGCGGTCCCACCTTGTTCGTTGCCTGAGTTCAAAAATAGAAAGCCAACATCCGTGCGCCGCCAGATAGTATCTTTCGTATCATTCGCGAGTCTGATGCCGGTCGTATTAAACTGCACCATGCGCGAGCCGTTGACCGTGAAGTCGATAGAATTGCTACCGCTGGAGTAAATGCCAGTGTTTGCACCAGCTCCGGTAAATGTCAGCGACGGAGCCGATGCGCTGCCCGCTGACAATGTCTGAACCCCCGTAAATGTATTCGCCCCCAAAATAGCCAGCGTCCCACTCGCGGCCATGTTGTTCGCAAGGCTGGTGGCTACGTTAGTGCCGAGCCCAGTGATATTGCCGACAGCCGGTGCTACCGTATTGGTGCTTACAGCAGTTATGAGTCCCTTGGCGTTGACTGTGATAGCTGGAATTGCGGTAGAGCTGCCGAACGACCCGGTGTTGCTGTTGACGGTCGCCAGTGTCAGCGCGCCTGTGTTAGCGAGCGTGGCGTCTCCTGAAACGGACTTGTTCTCGAAGACGGTCCCTGCGCTGTTGGCGACGAGAATCTGGCCCGTCGAGAGACTGGTGATCGTCACGCCCTCGTCATCCTTGATGTTGGAGCCGAGTGTGCGGTTGATGAAGACCGTGCCGTTGGAAGCGTGGGCATGGACGACTGCGAGAACCTGCACGTGTGGATTCGGCGCTGCGGGCTGCGTTTTAGTCAATGACCCGGTTGTCGTCCCAGCGTAGATGATCTCGCCATCTGCCCAAGTCTCGCCATAGTTGCCGCCGTTGGTCTGGATGCCACGCAGTTTGCCGAAAGCGATGACGAATCCTTCACTGCCGTTGGCTAGGCTTTCGGCAGTAAGACCCATGAAGTAGGTGCTCGGGCCGGTGCCATTCCACGGTTGGATGAGCAGCCTGCCGCTGTTGCCTGTAGTCCCGTTATACATGACGGGCACACCTTTAGCAATGGTGCTGCCGGTGCTATTTCTGACGTGATACAGGACGTGCTGGCCCGTGTGCATCGCGAAGCCGTTGAGCTGGATGTCGAGCGTTTCGTCGTTGGAACTCCACATCATCTGGCCTGCCGTGGTAAGCGAGCCGGTGGGTGTGGTGTCCATCGCGATACTGTTGACGCTGGCGAGGTCGCCTGTGTCAGACTGCGTGATCTGGCCGTTTTGGACGAGTTTACCCGTGGTGCCGTCGAACCGAACTAGCGCATTGTCGGCGGCGGAGGCAGGACCAACTACGTCTCCGCTTCCAGTTGCGGCAATGGTGGTGCCCGTAATCGACAATCCGCTTCCAACAGTCAGAGATGTTAGCTTGTTTTGAGACTCATCCCAAAACACCAGTTTATCGGAACCTTGATCGTCCGCCGAGATGGATTGTCCGGTGATTGTCAGGATGTCTGTAACCGTTGAGTCCAGTGTCACATCCCCGCTATTTGTGCCAGAAAGGGTGCCAGAAGCGCCATCAGCAATCGTAATCCCGCTATCTTGGATGAGCTTTCCAGTGGCTCCATCAAAGCGGACGATAGCATTGTCAGTGGAACTGGCTGGTCCTACCACATCTCCAGAGCCGCCCGATCCTCCTCCGTAGTTAATCTCCACCGTCACGTCTCCTTCTTGGGTGACGCTAACTGTCGGCTTGCTTACCGGAGTTGTGACGTTGACGGACGTGCTCATGAAGGAAGAGAATACTGCTGAAGGACTTGCATGGAGCCTTGGAGGTAGGTTTGAATCACATCATCGCTATCCGTGACGCGGAACTGCCAGACGTAGGTGCCAGCATTGAGGCCAAGGTTCTGTTGCGGAATGGTGAAAACCCAGTTCACGTCATCAGTGATGGTAATGTCGCCATCGGCAGAACTGAGTTGCTTGACCGTCTGAATGTCGGACGCCTGTTTCTTGATGGCAAAGATAGCCAATTCAGCCGTGCTGCCCGTGTCTGGAGGCGTAATCGTGATGCTAGGAATCCCTCCCCAAGTGTCTCCTTGGACGAAAGCCAGATTGGCGTCGAGTTGAGTGGAATCTCCGGGGATCATGTTTTGATGATGAAGTTTACTACGAGGGTAGGCTGGATGTTGCTTATGGCAGCTGATGCTGATCCACTATAAGATACGCCATCTAAAACAAATGAGCCAATTCCAGATACCACTTGAACCTCGGAAAGATTGAGCGGCGGAAGATTGTTGGCCTCAATTTGATTTGAGCTCAAGCCAACCATATCCCCGATTGAAGGGAAACCGACTCCATCCACACCCGCTGGCACACGCCCACGGAAATCAGGAACATTGAAGGTCGTGCTATCGTCTCCGGTGCCAAACGTGGTGCCGATAACGGCGAAGAGGCTGGCGTAGGTCGTGCGGCTGACGGCTGCGCCATTGCAAAGCAGCCACCCGCTAGGAGCAGTGCCAGTGAACCAGAGCTTGCCTTCGCCTGTAATTGCGCTGCCGCTTCCACCTCCGCCGCCACTGCCACCCAAGGCTTGATAGATGCCATAGAGGATGGTCTGGACGCTTACTGGTGGCGGAACTTCGAGAGTTTGAGGAATACCGGGCATGATGGTTTAAGATTGGAGTTGTCCTTGGGCTGCATTGTAAACGCCCCACCAAAGGGTAGCTGTGTTTACAGGAGGCGGTGGCTTTGCGAGAGGGTCGTAAGTAATCGCGCCGGGATGATTGGTATTCACAAGCGCAACGCGAATAGCGTTAATCAGCCAGTTCGGACTGACCGGAGGCGGAACTGCCAACGTTTGTGGAATACCGGGCATGGCGGTTACTTGGTGAAAAGTCCCATTTCTTCGGCTCGCTTCATGGCGGCGTCAATGTCAGTCATGCCAGATTCAGGCATTTCGCCTTCCTCCTCGACTTCCATTTCCATCTCCATTTCAGGGGCTTCGATGGGAGAGCCGTCGATTTCAACGAGCGTGATATTGCCCTCGTCGTCGATGGTGAATGTCCCGACCGCTGAAAACGGCTTGCCGGGTTGAGCGTCTTGGGGGATTTCCCAGCCTTTAGGAGATTGAAATGTGAGCATGGTTTTGAAAGGAAAAGGGCGGGGCCAGCCTGTTTAGAGCCGACCCCGCCCGGTTAAGGTTAGGTCCGTGCGGGATTACGAGCAGTTCTGATTCACCGTCCAGCTAAGGGGGCAGCGGCGGAAGCGGATGACTGCGCCGTATTCAGGGATACCGGGCTGCGCGCCGTAGCCGAGGATGCCACGGAAGTAGCCGATATTGCCGTCCTTGTTGCAGTCATTGTCCTGAATGTTGCGCCACTCGAAGTTGCCGAGGTAGTCCTGCGGCTTGAACTTCATCGGGCCAGCCGTGAGGGAGGCACCGGGGATGGCGAACTTGACCACCTGATTGCTCGCGATGAAGAGGTCTTCATACTGAGCGGTGTAGTAGTCAGGATTGACTTCCGCATCGTCACCAGCCGCACTGGCCGGGAGGTAGAACGGAACATTCACCCAAGCGCCACCAACCAGATTCCAGCGAGGAGCCTGAATGTCGATCTTGTGCTTGAAGCCTTCAAGGTTCACGAAGGAACCGCGAGGACCAAGGAGGCGATCATTGGCGTTG